AAATAGATTATCATATTCTCTATCTATTACTTGTTGAATAGCTGCCCAACCAATACTTGAGTTCTCAATAACAAGTAATGCGTTGTTATACTCCATAGCAGTATTCATACATAAATTACCAAAATCCTTTGTAGAAAGTTTTCCCTTGTATTCTGCAACTTGTTCCATACTCTCTACTTCTATTACATGAAATGCAGAAAAGTCGGCACCATCACCACGAGCGACATCAGCTGCCACTACATAACTTTTTGTATAATCTGGCTGTCTAAATATCCACAAGTTACTATCAATTCCTCGTTTCTCAACTGCTTCTTCAATTTGTGTCTTTTTATATTCTTCAAGAATTCGTGCGTCAATAACACCTTGACCAGAGGTGATGAAGTCACAATCACATTCTTGTGCTGCTCCACTCGGTCCTAATAACTTATCTTGTTCATCTCTCCAATCTTGTTCTCTATCAGGATGTACCGTCCAATGTAATTTAATTGTATTCCAATCATTCTCACCTTCTTCTGCACCTACCCAAGTTTTATGAAACCAATTACCAACACCATTTGGTGTGGATAGTGCTATACATTGTCCACCAGTTGATAGAGTACTTTGTGCAGCAGTCCATATTGTATCAATCTTGTCGATAAATGCTGCCTCATCAATGACGAGTAGAGATAGTGCCTCTGAACGACCTGCGTCCTCAGTACTTGATATTGCCTTTACTTGTGAACCATTTGAGTATCGTAATGAAAGTTTATTATCCTCAACACAACCTGACCTTACCCAACTCGGTAGATTTGCGTGCATCACTCGGATTTTCGTAACCAAGTTCTTAGCGGTATCTTGTTTAGTTGCTATAACCAATATATTTTTATCTGATTGAAATGTCATCATCCATAATGCGTATCCAGCAGTTAATGTTGAGATTCCTAACTGGCGTGCCTTTAAAATGATGTTGTAATTATTATCTTTAAATTGATTCAATGATGATTCTTGAAATGGATATAGTGCAAATGGTACTTTTCCTTTCATTGGATGTTGAATTACAGCGTACTTTTTTAAGAAGTATACGGGATCTTTTGCACACTTTATATATTCTTGTTTAATTACCTCTTTGAGTTTATTATCCATTAATTTGCCAAGTCCACTATCTTAATACCAAAATAAGTTGGAACAATTACTGATGCTGCTCCATAAGTAAAGTACAACCATTTATTTTCATACCAACTTGGTTTTGCTAATTTTACCATCTTTTCGTTTGCATCATTTTGAGCCCGTAGAGATTCAATTTGTTTTTTCTGAGCAACTAACATTAAAGAATCAACATTAGTTTGTTCTTCTAATTTAGAAATAACAGAATCAGATTGATTGATGGCCAACTTTTGAAATTCTATCAATGTATTTGCCTTTGCAATCTTTTCTTCCCATTGTGCATCACGAGCCTTTAACATTTCTAACGCTTCGTCATATGTAAATGAAGTTGGTGTTTCACCGTCCTTCTGTATTTCTTGTCCAAATAATGGAATGGATAATAATAATATCCAAAGATATTTCATATTAACTCCTATCTGTGTAATACATAAACTACACCACTTGAACCAATCACTACTTTTCTTGTTCCGATTGGATAAAGTGTATCTGCCGATAATGCAGTTCCTGGTATTGTTCCACCATTTGCAGCGTGAATAACAACATTACTTACATCCTCACATATAAATGCGGCTCCAGCGTTTGAACCAGTCGCATGAAATGTTGTTGAAGAAGCAACCTTTGTTATTTTATTGTAATCACCAGTACCCTTATATTCTGGTTGAGACCTATGGGTACTTGGATAAGTTGGTGTTGCCATTTAATTTCTCCTTGTATGTATATAATTATTTAGATTTAGAAAACTTCCTTAAAAAGGCTGCTGCATCATCTACATCATCCTTTTCAAAAGTTACTTCCATTTTCTTCACTTCGTTTTTAGTACGAGTGAGTTTTCTTTTTAAATTTGTTATTTCTTTTTTATTTTTGGTTTTATTTTCTTGTAGTTTTTCAACTTCCTTGGCTACTTCTTTTTCTTTTTTCTTATGTTCCTTAATAACCTTACCAAGTTCTTCTACTTCTTTTGATTTTTTAGCACTCAAAATAGTGCTTAGACCAAAAAGTCCCAAAATACCAACTAAAAGTTTCTTTAAAAAATCCATATTTACATCTCCATTATTTGTTTGTATGTAGATTTACCCTCTAACTTTTTAGTCTTAGCTGGTTCATCAAATTCACTATCATCGTTTTTATCATATTTTCCGTATCCTTCCTTATCCCTAACAATTTTTTCCTCAACAGATTTAGGTATTCTAAAGTTGACTACCTTTCTTCCGTTTATTGTTGGCATTCCATGTTCATCTTTACCAATATCTTTAACTTTAATTCTTTTATTTTTGAATCTACCACCTAAAATGGTATCTCCAACATTTACATCAATTGTAATGGCCATTATTTAACTCCTTTTGGTAACAAATCTACTAACTTTGAACCTTTCCATTCTCTACCTTTAACCTTACCCATTATTCTATGGTCTTTCCACTTGTTCCATAGTTTTTTATTACTTGCAAATACTGATTGTCCAGCTGGATTTACTTGTCTGTATCCACTTGTACTTCCCATTTCCTTTGAACCAGGTTCTGGAGTTGCTGGAACTCCACCACTAACCGTTCCTTCAGGTGGTGTTGTAGGTTTAATTAATGTGTCGGATGTCGTGATAAAATTTGCTGTCTCAGGTGGAATGGTATACTCTTGTTTTCTATGAAATCCGTGTATCCCATAAACCCTTTGTTTAGGTGATAATGGTGGTGTATCATCTCTCAATTCATCTGCTTTAATTTCTGAATTACCATCAGGATCACTTAGGTATTTATACAATTTACCAGCATCTCTTTTTGCCCGTCTTTCGTTATTTTGACTATCGGGTCCTCCATAGATATTATCTGATGCAGGAAAATCAACTTGTTGCATTCCACGAGTTAAACTTGCAGGTCCTATGTATCGTCTTTCACCTCTTTTGGTAAATAATCCATCTGGCCATGCATCACCCGTAGTAATACCAGCACCATATCCTGAAGTACCAGTTGGTGAAGCTTCATTAATTAACTTCCACAATTTTTGTTCAAATATATTCATTAGTTTCTCCAACTAATCATAAGGTTTTGTCCGTCAAGCTTTTCCGTTACATTATCTTCACGATTTAATTGACCACCTAAACCTCGTTCTATAATATTTTTTAAATCTTTAAATGTTAAATCCTTATCATCAAAAGGATGTGCCATGTGTCCGTAAGCACCACCTTCCGTAAGTAATTCTCTAAGTTCATCATTCCACCAATCCTTTGAAAGTGGTGAATATTTTTCAACATGAAGTCTTGGTCGTTTTTTAGTACCACTAAATTTCTTTCCACTTTTTTTGGCTGCCTGATTAGTCCTCATTTCATTATCTTCCTGACGACCTTGTGCATCGATACCAGATGCAACTGGTGGTCCTGCTATCAATTGGTCATCATCCACACCCATCCATTGTACTACTCTCCAACCTAATGGCTCCATTATATCCCGTAAAGTATTTTTATACTTATTCACTTTACCATGTGAAATAGGATTTATTGCTCTGTGAGACATAGTATAATCTTCTTCAGGATCCATTGCTCCATCACTTAATATATAGTCAATTACTTTCCAACCTAAATCATTTTGTAATTGTGTTATCCAATCTTCCGTTTCTTTTTTATATTGTCCCAATGAATGATAAAATGTAGGTGGTCCGTCATCTGTTGGTGAATTTTTACCAGGACTTGCCTCGTTTAAAATATCTTTAATATCATTCTCAACTAAAAAATCACCAATGACATCACCACTAAATTCTTTTAAGTAATCTCTCATCTTGTTTCAACTTTATTTTTATCCAACCACCATTGAACTTTAGCAGTAACCACATCATAATTTCTATGACTTCTACTCATACCGAATGAGTTCCAATAATCCTTTACCAAATAATATGCTGGTTCTACATCTTTTGAACCAGGTCTGATATTTCCTACAATTTGATTTGCCTTCATATCCGAATCAACATGATACTTTAAATAATCATAATCAAATGGATTTGAATAATAATCATCTTCATAAATCCATTTTAAAATCGGGTCAAACTTACTACCCTTCAAGAACCAATCAGCAGGTCCTTTAAATTTACTATGTCCCCAACCTTGAACATATGCATAATACTGATACATTAAGTTAGTAGGTTGTCTTTTCTTACCAGGTTTACCTCTGTAATCTAATCTATGAAAACCCTCTTTCATTACTTCTTTACAAAGTTTTTTTGTTCCAGATGGTATCTTAACTTTAGCACCTGTTTCTTTTTTAGCCTGATTTATAATTTTCATAAAATCAGATTGAGTTACAATTCGTTCTACTATTAATTCTTTTAATTTAATCATCTTTTTTCCAAGTCAAATGCCCTGGTTAACATTGCACCAGCATGTTGTAGTTGAAGGCGAGCTTTATCATACTTCTTAAAGTATCTCATTAAAGTTCTATTCTTACTCTTTTTAATATCATCCTCAAGTTCATACCAAAGTCGTCCATCTCGTGCCTTATGAATATAATCACTTCCAACCCTTAGTAATTTTTGGTGATTCCAAGAAATATCATCAAGGTCTACCTTTTCTTCTAATAATTTCTTCATTTTAATCACTTATTTTCTCCGATATACATTGATACACTTATAAATATTAAACTTCTAAACTATTCAGTTTTTCTTCGACTTCTGTTTTCATTTTATTTAATTCTTCAAGAGCTTCTTTAGACATAGTTTCGACTTGCTCTTTATTTTGACTCCACTTTTCTTTTTGTAGTTCAACTTCTTTAATTCCAACCGAATCAAAAACTTCTAATGGTTTAGATGCCTGTTCTTTCCAATCTTCTATACTCTCAATTTGGTCTTTAATATATGAAAGTTGATTATTTAACACCTTTTTTTCTTCCCATTGTTCATATTTTCCCTCAATACGAAGTTTATTCTCAAATTTTATCTGACAATCAAAACATTGATTGTGTAATCTATACATTTTATCATCTAATCGTTTATTCATCACTTTATCACAATTAGGACAAAACCAGGGAGTTTTTGCTTCCTTTAAAGCATCCATTCGGTCATTTTTTCGTTCTCTTTCCTCTTTTATTTCTTCTTCTCGTTTCTTTTTCTCCTCTAAATCTTCCATATGAACAAAAATTCTTTTATCTGGTGTTTTACCACTTAAAATGTCTTGTCTTGCCTTTACATGCCTTTGATGTTCATTCATAAACTAACTCCTTTGTAACGAATCAAGTTTCCACCTGAATTTTAATTCTTCAAGTTCTTGATCTCTTTTCATTAATTCTATTTCGGCTTGAATTGTCTTTATTTCACTCTGTTTATTCATTTCTTCTTCCAAAACTGATACTCTACTTTCTAATTTATACCACCCACCACCTATTGCACCTAATAATCCAATAATATTTACAATAAATTTGATATTACTCATCTTTTTGACTTTAAAAAGTTCTTGTATATCTTCAAAATCTTCCATTAGAATGTCATAAGTCCTGTTATTTGATTGATTGGTGCAAATGCTCCTGTAAATTTGTAGGTCTTACCATTATATTTAAAAACTATTCCTTCACTTGGAACAATTGCCGATAGGCCACCAATCTTATTTAATTTATCTAATTGTAATTTTAAGGTATTAAGTTTTTTCAAATCCTTTTTACTTTTCACATCTTTAATTGCTGAATCTAATTGTTTCTTCACTCTCTGAACCGTAGCATCTGGATTTGCTGCTAACCAACCACTTACATTTTTCATTATTTCTGCACCAACTTCAAAGAATAATTCCTCAAATGGTTTCATGTTTGCCTTAACCATTTTAGAATGGTCTACTTTATCCGTAGTCAATACCCAATCTAAAAATTCAGGATGATTCTTAAAATCCTT